CCGAGTACCGCAAAGAATTCAATAAGGGTATGCGGGATGTAGTGGCACCGATGGTGCGCGAGGTAAAGGCGGGCTATCCGAAACTGCCTGCTAGCGGTATGGCGCGGGAATGGAACCCTAAGGGGTACAGAATCTTCCCATGGCCGCTTGCCAAGGTCCCCCAGGGCGTAAAGCTAAAGACGACAACTCGCCGCGGTAAGTCGTCAGTTTTGTACGTCTCCCAGGGGTCGCCTGCCGGTGTTCTCTTTGAGGTGCCGACGGCAAAGACGCTGGGGCCGCTATTCCGCGCATCCTCACCGCGTCTATTGTGGCCTGCCTACGAACGCCACGCGGGGCAGATTGCTAAGGGCGTCGAAGACGTGCTGGGCATTGCCGTAGATCGCATCAACAAGGAACTGCGCTAATGGCAATCACAATCCCGATTATCACCGATTTCAATGCCTCAGGAATCAACAAGGCTACGAAGTCTTTCAAGCAACTCGAAACGAACGGGCAGCGCGCCGCGTTCGCGGTTCGTAAGGCCGCAATACCCGCAGGCATTGCCCTTGCCGGGCTCGCCGTCGCGGGCCTTGACGCTGCTAAGGCCGCCATGGAGGATGCCGCCGCATCCGACCTACTCGCCGGGCAACTTAGGCGCGTCACCGGCGCAAGCGATGCGGCCGTGGCAAGTGCTGAGGATTACATCACCGCGCTTTCTATGCAGGTGGGCATTGCCGACGACCAGCTGCGGCCCGCGCTTGGCAAACTGGCAACTGCAACGGGCGACGTCAGTAAGGCGCAAGACCTGCTGGGCATTGCCCTAGACGTCTCAGCACAAACCTCCAAGCCGCTCGAAGCCGTAACCGCTGGCCTTGCAAAAGCATATGGCGGAAACCTCGGGGCGCTTAAGAAACTTATCCCCGGGTTTGATGAGGCCATCATCAAGTCGAAGGATTTCGAGAAAGCCCAAGACGAGCTGGCAAAGCTCACCGGGGGAGCCGCCGCCGCGTCGGCCGATACTGCCGCCGGTAAATTCCGCACGCTGGGCGTAAGCCTTGACGAGGCAAAAGAGGCAATAGGCGCGGCCCTGCTCCCTGCCATTAACGCCGTCCTCCCGCTGCTGCAAAACCTCGCAAGGTATGCCCAGGAGAATTCCGGCGTAATTCTGGCGCTAGGCATTGCCGTCGGGTCATTCGCGGCCGCGGTTCTGATTGCCAACGGTGTTCTGGCAGTGGCAAAGACGGCGACGCTGCTATGGACCGGCGCGCAAGTGCTACTTAACATCGCGCTCGCGGCTAACCCCATCGGCATCATCATCATTGCCCTTGCCGCCGTCGCTACCGCGCTAGTCCTTGCCTACAAGAACTCAGGCACGTTCCGTGATGCGGTTGCAAAGCTCGGGGAGGTTGCCCAGGCAGTCTTTGGATGGCTTCGTGAGAACGTCGGCCCCATCGTCGAACTCATCGTCAAAGCTTTCAAGATATGGGCAAAGCCGATTGAAGTCATCATCTCGGGACTAGACAAGATTAAGAGTGTCCTAGGTTCCCTCTTTGGCGGTGGCGGTGGCAATGTCGGGCAGTCCCAGGCATTGAAAGACCTCGCCGATCAGGCCAATAAGGCCGAGAACGCGGTGAAGAAAATTCCCGCATCCGTCGCCGCAGCGATTAGGTCGGCCCGCACCGCACTGGGCGGGACTGTTGCAAGTATTGCCCAGATGGTCGGCACCAGGGCAGGCGCGCCGAAGTCGGCAGAGGCCGACGCGCTGCAGCGGCAACTCGACGGCGAAAACGCCATTCGTGAAAAGGCAGGCCTAGAGGCCGCCATCACCCTCGCCGAAACGGACCAGGAGAAAGCTAGGGCCGTCCTCGCCCTAGACCAATTCGTCACGCAGGCAAAGATTCAGTCACTACGAGACGAAGCCGCCGCGGCCAGTACGTCGGCAACCGAACGAGTGACGGCCCTTAACGCGCAATACCAAAACGGGCTCATCACTGCACAGACGTTTCAAACCCAGCTAAACGGCATCATCGGGGAATCCGCCGGCACGTCAATGGGCGAGGGCTTTGCCCTAGCGTTCTCCACCGGCCTTGAAGAAATTCGCGTGCAGCTGCTGGAATTGCAGACCATCAAGAATCAGGCGCTAATCTCCGTCGGCCTGCCAGTGCCCACCGGCATCAAAGACTCGGCACCAAAGAAGAAGAAGAAGAAAAAGAAGGAGAGGAAGGAAATGGCGACCGGTGGGATAGTCACCAGCGCCACAGACGTCACCATTGGCGAAGCCGGGCCAGAGGCCGTTATCCCTCTCAGTCGCGCGCGCGGCTTTGGCGTCGGTGGCATCACAATCAACGTGCAGGCGGGCCTAGTGTCTACGCCGGACCAGATAGGCCAGCAGATCATCGAAGCCATACAGAACGCGCAGCGCCGCAGCGGCCCGGTGTTCGCGGCAGCATGAGCAGCCCGACGCTACAGGTGCTGGTTGGATTCCAGACAACGGTCAATTTCGGGACGCCGTTTCAGCTGGACAATGCCACCTACGGGCTACTGGGCACGGGCACGCTGGGCGGCTATCAGATGGTCGACCTAACCAGCATGGTCCAGAGTGTGAGCATCACCAGGGGCCGCAACCGTGAGATGGAGCAATTCAACGGTGGCACGGCGCAGCTGCAGATTTACGATCCCACGCGCCTGCTCGACCCGCTAAACACGGCAAGCATTTATTACCCGTTCGTCGCCCCACGGCAGCCCGTGCAGGTGTTGGCCGGTGGCGTCATTATCTACACCGGGTTCGTGACTGACTGGGACCTTGAGTACGGCTACACCACGAATGCGAACGTGACGACCGTGGCGTGCGCGGATGCCTTTACCGTGCTGGCGAATCAGTCCATGAACGCCGTAACGCCCTCAGCGGAATCCAGCAGCGCGCGCGTGGCGTACGTCCTCACGCGCCCCGAGGTGGCGTACCAAGGCCCGTACAGCGTCGGGACGGGTTCCTCCACGCTGGGGGCATACCTCATTCCGGCAGGCACGAACGTCCTCAGCTACCTGCAGAACGTGGCGACGTCGGAGCAGGGTTACCTATTTATTAGCTCTAATGGCACCCTCACCTTTACCGGGCGTGCGGCAGTGCTAAACCCGGTTTCGTCTATTGCCTTCGTAGACACCGGCAGCGGTGGCATTCCCTATCGGACACTGACGAACCAGTACGGGGACGAGCTGCTCTTCAACTACATTCAGACACAAAGCCCCGCCGACCCGGCAAACCCCTCGACTACCAGCAACGCGGCCAGCATTGCCCTTTACCAGGCGCAGCAATACACGAAACTGGACCTACTCAATAGCACCGTTGCCGAGGTAGCCGCGCTGGGCAACTACCTACTGGGGCGCTACAAGGACCCCGTGCTGAGGTTTACCGGCGTGACCGTGCAGCTGGCCGCACTGTCAAGCGCCGACCAGGTCACGGCACTCTCCACAGACCTCACGCGCATAGCGTCAGTGCAGAAAACCTACAGCGTCGGCAGTCCCGGCAGCGTGACCCAGACGCTGATTGTCTCCGGCATCAAACATGCCATCACGCCGGGTTCCCATATTGTCGAATACACTTTCGAGAGTACGGACCAAGCGGGCTATTTCACGCTGGATTCCACGCTATTTGGCGTCCTCGACACTAACCTGTTGGCATTCTAGAAAGGCTTAGAAATGAGTTGGACCGCACCATCGACGTGGGTAGCTGGGGCAATCCTGACGGCAGCTCAGCTTAACCAGCAATTGCGCGACAACATGGACGTGCTTGCGCCGTTCGCGGCGGCGTGGACCTCATGGACGCCAACCCTCACGCAGACCGGTACCGTCACAAAAACCGTGACCTCTGCAACGTATGTGCAAGTGGGCAAACTCGTTATCGCGCAATTTAACCTCGCCGTCACTGGGGCAGGGACGGGCGGCGTTGGCGTCCTTATGGGCTTGCCTGTGACCGCTTTAGGCACTTTCAGGTCCGTCGGGACTGTTGCGATTTTCGACACAAGCGCAAGCACTACCTACGGGGGAACTTGCACATCTCTCAGCACGACCACCGTGGGGTTTGTCGGCGACTGGGCAGGCGCTAACACTTGGGGATCACAGCCGAGCCTAGCCCTCGCTAGCGGTGACGTAATCCGTGGCACTTTGATGTACGAGTCGGCGTGACCTCCGAGGAGGCCGCCCAGATCACGGCGCACCTTGAACGCATCGAGACCATGGTCCGTGAGACGAATGGCCGCGTTCGGGATATTGAGCTATGGCGCGCGCGCCTGCAGGGCGTGGCCGCCACCTCCCGTATTCTCTGGATGGTCGCCGGGGGCACGATCACCGCTATCATTATTGCAATGGTTACAAGGGGGACGGCATGAGTCTGAGCAACGGGCAGGAAACGCTACGCACCGCCCAGGGCTATCTAGGCGCGCACGAAGGCGCACCGAACCGATCAGGCGCGCCAGTGGTGGATGCCTGTCAGGAATTCTATGGCCTTGAAAGCACCCCGTGGTGCAATTCCTTCGTCGGCTACTGCATCGCCACCAGCAACGCGGCGTCAAAGTATAAGACGTCGGCAAAGTCGATTATGTCCCCCAGCACGCAGACCACCGCCGATAAGGCGAAGGCAAAAGGATGGCTGCTCCCGGGCAACAATAAGGCGCGCCCAGGTGATTGCTTTATCTTGCCCGGGGTCCACATAGGTTTCGTGGCGTCAATCGGTTCGGGCAATCTGTTTACCTCAATAGAGGGAAATTGGCAGGACTCGGTTTCCAGCGTCACGCGATCATGGGCCGACGGGTGGCAACGCATTAGCCTGCCGGACGTAGGCGAGCCCGGGCCCGCGGCCGTAGTCGACGGCTATGGATTCGACGACACGCGCGTAAAGCTTTACGGCGGCTGGCCGACCGTTGAGCAGAGGGATGGGCAACTCAAGAAATTCGCGGCGGCAAACCCCGACCAGTGGACACAGGCCGTCAAGGTCGAAACGTCCTCGCCCTACGCATTCCGCGCGGGCCCTCCCGGCACCTACTCGCACTGGTCGTTCGGCCCGTGGATGTACGAAACCGGCAAGGCCATCCGCGATGACCAGATGAAAGCCTACGAGGCCGCAAACAAGATCACCGCGCGCCCGTGGAAAAAGACGTATAAGGAGAGCTGAGAAATGGCCCCCGAAGCGTTGCCACCAGGCACCGACGTAATTGAGCCGCCGCCGGCCGAACCGACGGACTACGCGCAGGAGAAAGAGTAATGGTGCCGAAGGTAGGCCCCAGCACCATTGCAGGGCTCACCGCTGCAGCAGTCGTTATGGCGGCGTTCTGCACCACTTGGGCGAGTGGAGATCCTTCCGCCCTACTCGCTGCAATCTCAGCAGGTATGACCGCGCTAGTCGCGGTGCTGAGATCGTGGCAGGCCGTGTCCCCTAGTAAGGACTAACCGTATGCGTAGGACCATCGGAGCCGCGCTTGCCGTGGCTATTCTTGCAGTACCAGCAGCAGCAGCACAACGCCCCCCGCTGCCCGCGAATCACGCCCTTTGGCTGAGAGTTGCCCAGTGTGAGCAACCAGGCGCTGGATATGGTGGCGTGAATTGGAAACACCGCGGTCCCCGGTACGAAGGTGGATTGGGGTTCTTTTCGGGTTCGTGGGATTCGTACAAGCCGAAGGGCTATCCCGACAACGCAGGCGATGCAACGTGGCGGCAGCAGATGGTCACCGCGAACCGCCTATGGGCGCGCGCCGGGTGGGGATGGGGATGCGATAAGCGCTAGGGGTTGACACGCGCCCGCGCCCGGGCGTAGCGTTCCGACAGGTGGGCCGGATGCGGAGCTAAGTACCAGCGCTCGGCCCACCACTATCAAGGGGATAAAAATGAACGTGCAAGAGAAATTGGCGGCCATTGAGCAGCACGCCGCAAAGTCGCTCATCGAGATTCGTGAGCTGATGGTGTACCTCTCGGGGCACCCTGCCGCCGTCGTGTCATTCGACGACGTGCCCGAATATAAGCCCGCGCGCGCGGTGTCGATTGTGAGGCCCGGGGACGTACAGCGCAGCCGCGCCAGGGCGACAGGCTATGTCTCGCCGGCGGATGAATCTGTTGAGTGGCCGGAGGACGCGGCATGAGGGCGCTTAACCGTCTGGCCTTCGAGATTAGTGGGGTCATCATTGTGGCCGCCATTACTTACACGCTGGCCGCGCCATTGTGCGCGTGGCTTGCCGGTGCCGTTCAGTGACGGTCCCGGAACGCATTTTGACTCAAGTTCTTGTGATGGAGGATGGATGCCACGAATGGATCGGGTATCTGAATCGAAACGGATATGGAAGGACCAAAATAGAAGGGCGACAGTGGCAGATTCATCGGTTCTTTTACGCCCGCGCAGGTAAATATTTGCCCGACTATTTTGCCAGCGGAATGGAACTTGACCATCTTTGCCGAAACAGATCATGTTGCAATGTCCGGCATTTAGAATTGGTCACGAAACTAGAGAATATGCAGCGCGTCGCGGCGCTCCAAACTCATTGCAGAAATGGTCACGAATACACGGATGAAAACACCGGATTTCGTTATGACCGACTGGTTGGGACTAGGTATTGCAAAGAGTGCAATAGACAAAATTGCCGCAAATATCAACTTAGGAAAAAGGGGATCTGATGGACACGCACGGGGATGACCGCGAAGCATTGCGGCAACTGCTGGCCGAATGGGCATCACCGCCTGCTGAAATGGTGGACGTAATCCCGAAGGGCGGTGTGGAGCTCAAGTACCTAGGGCACGCCGCGACCACCAGGGCGCTACTAGAATGCGACCCAACGTGGTGGTGGGAGCCAATGTCATTCGACGACTACGGGCAACCGCGCCTAGTCACTGACGACCAGGGGCGCACGGTCGGGCTATGGATCTACCTGCATGTATGCGGCGTCCGTAGGCCCGGTTACGGCTCATGCCTCCCCGGTAAAGCCGACGCGGTGAAGGAGCTCATCGGCGATGCCATCCGTAACGGTTCGATGCGCTACGGGGTGGCGCTTAACTTGTGGTCGAAAACGCCCCCTGAGCAGGACAAACCCACGCCGCGTAAGGCGAAGGCCACTCCGGTTCCGCGTCCCGTGCAGGAAACGCACGACGACAAGGCGGATGGGAAAGATGCCTATCAGGCGCTTGTCGAGGAGCATGGCAAAGACCTTGTAAACGGTGCCATGGCTATGTACGGCGTCGCCCGCTTCAGTGAGCTCACGCCAGACCGAGTGGACGAGATTCAGCGATCCCTAAGGCTGCGGGCGAATGCCCAAAGCCACGCAGACAAGGCGGACGAACTTGAGCCCCCGGCTTTATAGGATGCCGCCACCCATGAGTGAGAAAGACTGGCAGGCGCAGGTCGTGCAGCTCGCCGGGACGTTCGGGTGGATGGTGCAGCACTCCCGGCCTGCCCAGGTGGGCGACAGGTGGATGACTGCCATTACGGGCAACGTGGGATTCCCCGACCTTGTGCTGGCGCACCGCACGAAGGGGGTGATATTCGCGGAACTAAAGACGGAGACAGGCCGCATGGCAACGGCGCAGACAGACTGGCGCGACACCCTCGCCAGTCATGTCGAGTGGCACCTATGGCGTCCATCGGATCTCGATGCCGTCATGCGAAGGCTAAGCCGTGCCGCGTAATCTGATAGACCTCACCAACAACGCGGGCCCGTGACGCCATCATCGCCCGCTACATGCAGACCAAGGCCCAAGCCGCCGGCGAACGTACACGGTGGGCAACTGACACGGAGAACGTGGGACGGACGTTCGTGCGACTACGGGCGACAGACAGGGGTAGCAGATGCTGGGACGCGCTAGCAATACGGAGCGCGGCTAGGGGAACCTAGGGTGGGAGGGGTAGGGGTAGGTTTACCGTCAGACTGCAAAAGACTCGCGCGCGCGGGTGTTGAGATAAGGGGAACGGATGATTACGGAGCAGAACGTCAGGGATACCGTCGAACGGCTGGCCGGTGTGTACCACCGCCTTCGCAAGGCAGACGAACTACGCCAGGAGATAGGGCAAGCCCTCATGCGCCATGCCGAGAGGCTAGAGGTAGCCGACCTGTATGCAGGGTCCAACGCCCTTATCGAATCACTACCGACCCGGCAGGCAGACGGTGGGCCGTCGTCACCGCCCGGGCCTCACGAAGTAGTGGGATGCGTACTCACTGCAAAGCGGGCACGGTTGAATGATGCGCCGGCTATTCGATACTCGATGGCCCAGTCGACAAGGGACAAGGTGAGGCAGGGCCTACCAGTCACAGCACAGGAGGCCAACGCCCACGACGTATGGGAACCGGGCATCACCTTCAGTCAGTGGTGGTCTAGCCTTACCATCAGTGAGCAGGGCGACCACGCCACGTTGAGGGAATACATGATGAAGGATGCAGACCTAATCCCAGTCAATGCCTAAGCGCCAACGCAAAGACCTACAGGGTTCAGCCTATGCAGCTAGGCGGCGTGCATTCTTAGAGGCATGGGACGGACCCTGTTGGTGGTGCAAGCGTGCGCCTGCGAATGAGGTAGACCACGTTATCCCTGTCGACGAGGGCATTGACCCTACCGACCAGGGGAACTGGGTAGGCGCTTGTAAACCATGCAACACCAAGCGCGGGGCCGACTACTTAAACGCACGGCGCGCAGCGACGGAGCAGCGTAGGCGCAAGGCAATGGCAGACAACGCGCGAGACTTTTTTGGTGGGGAAGAAGTAGTGA